GATCAGGCTCACGGATTCTGGAAGCATTGGGATACGTTGACGAACTGGTTTAAAGCGGGGCTTATTGCCACTCCGGGGTTCATGTACCGCAACATGTTCGGGGCGTTCTTGAACGCCTATCTGGATGGTGTGAACATTAATCAGATTATCAGATCTGCGGAGACTGTTTCACGGATCAATAAGATTGCGGAGAAGCAGAACGTTTCGTTTATACAGGCGGCGCGCGGCATGGCTGATGAGAGTCCGTACATGAAAGATTTTGTTACCTTGTTGGAGCAGGGTGTGCGTGGGGGTGGTCAGGCCACCCAGTCGGTGAACCCGTACGCGAGCACTGGTGAGGAAGGTATTCTGGGGGCTGTCGGGTTGGGGCGTTGGGGGCGCGGCATGACCCGGGGTTCTTCTGAGGCACAGAATGTGCCGAGTGGTTTGCGTGGTCCGGGCCGGTTGATCAAGTCGGTTGCTGACGTGACTTGGGAATCTATTCCCGGCACGGCGCAGCGTGGCACGTTGCGTAACATCGGGACGGTGCTGCCGGTTGGTCCGGGGTCGTCTAACTGGGCGTACAATAAGGCGATCAGGTCTGCGAATATGCAGATGGAGGATGTGATCCGGTTGGGTGTCGGCATGGACACGTTGCGGTGGGGTGGAACCCCGCAGGATGCGTTGGAACGTATTGCCCGTTCCCAGTTTGATTACGGTGAGTTGACTGAAACGGAGCAGACGATACGACGTTGGGTGCCGTTCTATACTTGGACACGGAAGAATGTGCCGTACCAGTTCAACAAGTTGGTTACGAATCCGGCTGCATACAACCGGGTTATGTCGGTGAAACGCAACATGGAGTTGGGTACCGAAGATGAGGGTGTGGTTCCTGACTGGTTTATGCATCCGTTCGGGATTCGTCTCCCATGGGAGTGGGGTGGTGCACGGGTGTATACGACTCCTGATTTGCCGTTTGCTGATTTGTTCCGTTATGACCCGACCCGGAAGATAGAAGGTGAAGAGGGTCTTTTGCCGGGGATGGCGGGTTCTGGACTCACGGAGGTCAAGAACAACATGTTGTGGCAGTTGAGTCCGATTGCGAAGATGCCGTTGGAGTTGGCGTTTGGGGAGGGCATGCGGAATGGGTTCAACTTTACCGGCAAATATCAGACGATGCCGTGGGTGTTCAGTGAGATGGCTGGTGCCCCGGTGATGCGCGGGTTGGTCAATGCGGTGCCGGGTATCCGGAAGAAGGACGGTGAGTGGCAGATCCGCGACTACCTTCTGTACTTCCTGTCCAGTGCACTGCCAGCGTTGTCGTTGTCACGACGGTTGATGCCGACGGAGGAAAGGTATCAGCAGCGATTTATTGAAACAATTTTCTCCACCATTTTCGGTGTCAGTATCCAGCGTCAAACCCCTGAGGTGCAGGAGAAGTGGGCGCATCGGTTGGAGAATCATTTGAGAAGGGAAGAGTACCGTCAACGCAGGGACGACGGGGGTTCGTCTTCTGGCAGCGGTAGCAGTTTTGCTCCAACACGGAACGCTCCGCGCGGCTAGGGTTATCCTAGGATAATCGGGACAAACGAGGCTTTACAATGATGCTCTATCTATCTAGGACACAGTGGGGTGCGCAGCCACCGAAGGGTGGCGCGTTCACCCGGTTGAACCGGTGGCGTGTAACCGGTGTTGTTGTGCACCATTCCGGTGTGGAACGCCCACCACGTGGCGTGAACGCTGTGAAGGCGTATGAACGTCACCATTTGTCCAAGGGTTGGGATGGCATCGCATACAATTGGCTGGTGGACGAGACGGGAACAATCTTTGAAGGACGAGGCTGGGATGCACGCGGGGGAGCAACCAAGGGATGGAACTCAAAATCCATCTCCATCTGTTACACGGGTTACGGGTACCGGCAACCTAATGGCAGTGTTCTTAAGTCGTTCCAGACGCTAGTTGACGAGGCGGAGGCCCGTTTCAAGAAGCCTCTGTGGGTGACTACGCACCGTCGGAAGAGTCAGACGACGTGTCCGGGTGACTGGTTGGGGGATTGGGTGGAGGGCGGCATGCAGCCGACGTTTAAACCTGATGCCACCGATTGGGATGCGATCATCCGGTATGTGCAGGATTTGAAACGGCAGGTGACGGCGAAGCCGTTGCGTCGGGGGGCGCGCGGGCAGGCGGTGCGTGTCGTGCAGGGCCATTTGAATCATCGCGGCTTTGATGCCGGGGTGGTGGATGGAATCTTTGGCCGTCGCACTAAGGCGGCTGTGGAAAAGTTTCAGGAAACGCAGGGTTTTTTGAAAGTCAACGGGGTGGTGAACGGTGACACGTTCGGCGCCTTGTTCTTACAGTAAGGAAAAATAATGCCAAGAGGTGAAGGGTACGGTCCCACGTTTGAGGAGACGTTCGGGTCGCAGGATGAGCAGCCATACAATTCTACGTCGTCGTTCAACATGTGGGACATGTCGAAGAAGGCTAAGAAGGCTGCAGCATATTTGCGGAACACCAATCTGGGGAATGCCGCTTCTGGTGGCCGCCCCTTCGGGAGGTAGGTCACGATGAGGGATGGTTCAACTCCGAAGAAGGTTAAGGCCGGACAGGTTTTGGTCACCAGTGTGGTGCGGGGTGACGGGATCGGTCATGTCGGGTCACCGTCGAAGGCTGGTGCCCGCAAGGCTTTGAGGGATTGACGATGGTTGGTAAGAGAAGGCCTCGTCGCCCCGGGTACTGATCATGCCTCTCAAGCGGGGTAAGGATCAGGCCACTATCGGACGCAATATCGGCAAGTTGATTTCTGAGGGTTACGCTAGGGATCAGGCGTCGGCTATCGCATACGATTATTCTAAGCGGTCTAACAAGGGGAAGAAGAAGTGAACAACATGTTGGAACGGGCGGCATGGACTTTCGCCCAAGCATTTCTGGCAGTGTTTGTAATATCCGATTTGGCGTCAGCCAAGACGGCTCTGGTTGCGGCTGCTGCTGCGGCTCTCAGTGTTATCAAGACTTACGCTCAGGACCGGGTTGCAGGCTAGTCATGGACGATACCGACCTTGATGCTCAGTGGGAGCGTTTCATAAACGAGCAGGGACGTACCGTAGAGAAAGAAGTCTACGATGCCCTGCAAGAGGATGCTCACATATTTGACACCATGGACGGTACCCACGCGAAGTGGGCTAACGATGGGTTGCTCGGTTTGCTGCTCGTGTTCAACGAGGATGAGGCTGAGATGCTGTTGGCGGCGTTTCACGCCAGCCTTGATGGTGTTGAGGACGCCACGTACGCTTGGGGTGTGTGGATTACTTCCCTGATGGGGATGATTCGTCAATGCATGACTAGCGTTCCGGAAGACGATTAGGTCCGTATCCAGTTTCGTATACCCGGGTGGGCGGCGAGTTCAACCATGAGTTGTTTCCGTATTTTGTCTCGCCGTCGAGCCAGCGACGTTTTCGGTATGCCCAGTACGTAACCTAGTTTACGTAGAGAGTTTCCTTGCACCAGTAGTTGTTCAATAATGTATTTGTCTTCGGGTGGTAGCGAATCGACAATGATTCCTACGGCTTCTTTCAACTCTAGTGTGCTGATGATGGAGTCGGCACCGCTTACTCGCCTGTCGCCGGGAGCCATCTGCATTAGGGCTTCTATATCCGACAATGGTCTGTGAGCCGTCTGGGCGTGCCGGTAATGTATGTAGCGGAGACGCCCTAGGGTTTTAGGGTCGTACGGGAATTCTCTTACGTTGGGCATTGCGCATCCAAGGTGGCCTAATGTTGTGGCTGCTTGGCTGCTGAACCAGTATACCCTACTCAGGCAACTTTGGGAGGGATGCCGGGTTGGTGTCATCCATGTGTAATGCGCTGATGGCAAGATTGTAACAGTCGATGGTTGGGGACCAGCCGTTGCCGGGGTCTTGCCACACTCCGGCTTCCATGAAGGTGGACTGTTCAAGGAAATCCATTTTCGGCATTGCCCCCAGATACCATGCCATAGTGCAGTCTTTGAGGACGCGGACGAAAGCGTAGTAGTCGCAGTTCTGGCGGGTGCCGATTGCTGCCACGGAGCATTCGTAGTGGGGGAGTGGCGGGGTGGTGACACATTTGGATTTCACGTCCACGGTGTGGCCGTCTGGCATTACCACATCCCAGTCGTATGTGTTGTTCTGGTTTGCTCCAGTGATTTTGGCGAAGATCATTTCACCAAGGAATCCGTACACGTTCCCTTCGCCTCGTCGGATGGAGTTGTTCAACTCGCCCATTGCGTCGGCCATCCGTAACGCCGATTGATGCATTTTGCGCGGGATCCCAAACTCGTGCATTACTCAACCTTGTCTACTTTCACGGCGAGTATGCGGACGACCTGCCCGTCGTCAATCCACGCTACACCGTTGAGGGCATCCAATGTGAGTTTCACGTAGTTGTCCAAGTCTCCTCTGAGGGTGCGTGCATCGTGGGGGGATTCTTGAACGGTTAGTAGTGTCTCGGTCGGGGTGTATGCGAGGTGTACCTCTACTGGTCCTTCAAACAGGTCGCCTTTGGCTTGCCGCCATGCGGCCGCTATTTCTTTCTCCTCGTCAAGTGTCCCTTTCGGGGTGAAAACCTGCCCCTTCTTGTTGTGCCGGGGGCGTGCCTTCACTTTGGGGCGGCGACTGATTTTTACGGAGAAACTTTTCACTATCGGACCATGCTTTCTTGTGGGCGGAGTTCAACAGGTTGTCTAGAAGGGCGCCACCGTCAGGTCGCTTAGCGTATTTGCCTCCCCAATCATCGTCGGCTTCTCTGAGTTCTTTGGCAATGTCACCATCCCTGTATCCTTGACGGATCATGTGGCATGCGAGGCTGAACAGTGTGCCGGAGCGGTCACCGTGCGGTTTGTCCGATGTGATGCGGGGGCCGTTGCGGCGGATTGCTTCGGCCACACCAGTCAGCCTGCTACCTGTGTAACTGTATGAGGCGCGTCGTACCGGTGCCGGTTCGTTCCCCTTGTACAGCACTACTGCTGCCTCCCATTGTTCTCCGGTGATCCGTGTCTGTAACGCTGAAGCAACGAATGTGTCTGCGAGGGGGATCTGGGAGTAGATGGCTTTCGGGTTGAGCATTTCGTGTTGCCCGGGTTCGCGTAGCGCCGGGTACGGGAGCCGCATCCCGTTCCCTATCTTTTTTCCGACGAGCGAGATTTGTTTCGGGTTGACTTCTTTGGTGGGTGCCCCCACTACGTTGCATGCACCGATCAGGCCGTCTCGTACTATTCGTGCAGCGAGTGGTTCGGTGAAGAACACCCACAGGTGGAAGCCTTTGGATCGGGAGCGTTCCACCCAGCCGACAATACCTATCTGGGCTAGTACTTCGTGTACGTTCCGGGCGTGAACGAGGGACTCTTCACGACCCTCATCCCAGTCTACGCACCCCCACCACACTGTGAAGCCCTCTAAGGCCCCTTCCGGGCCGTGTGACTCCATGAGAGGGTACACGCCGATACCTTCCCCATCTTTGGACAGGTGGCCCTCTACGGCCCTCAGATAGGCTTCTCCGGTGGCAGCGTAAAAAGACCCGTCAGGGTTCTCCATCGGGTAGAAGCCACCGCCGGTCAGAGACTGCGCCATGCTGCCTCCCTGAAAGAGGGAAGCGAAGCCGCTAACCGTGTCTGCTGCCGGGATTCTATCCATAACCTTACGTCCGTGTAGTGTCCGGTATCAATTCTTCATGGTAGGGATGTACGTGACCACACACCGGATCCATATAGTAGGTTTGATCCAGTACCTTAGCGGTACGCTTGTTCTTGCACAAGTTCAGGTTGATACTGTTCTCATGGTACTGCGTCTCCCAGTGAGACAGGTCGCTACGATCCTTCTTCCTGTACACTTCGAGAACAAAGATTGCTTCCTGTTCACCACCGTACCGGCCACCGTACAAGCCGGCAGCCTGCCCGGGTGGCG